AAGTCGATGACCCCGTTGGCGTCCGTCGTCACCGTGCGCTTGGCAAAGGTGTAGTACGGCTGCGCGTTCAGGATGTTCGACCACTCGTCGCCATACACGCTGCTCAGGACGGTCGTGATGGTCGCATCCGACCAGCGGTCAGACGCCACGGCGTCCATTGTCTCGCGGGTCAGGGCAATCAGTTGGGCTTTGGTAACGGCCACGGCGTCCTCGGGTTAGCTGCTCTTGCGCGGGCGGCCCCGCTTGACCACGGGCTGCTCCAGCGCCTCGACCAGCGCGGCATCTACCGCGTCGGCTACCGGCGTTGTTTCGTTAAACTGCTGCACGAAGTCTGCCATGCGGCGAACCTCGTCCTTTGGGTGTTGACGAAGCGTACGCTCCAAATACGCGGGCGCTTCGTCGGCACTGCACAACATCGGCAGGTACCCAATAATGTCATATGTTGATGCGGGGTCTGTCTCGCCCCGCTGAACCCACTCCCACCGCCGGTCCTCTGGCGTCCATGTCATACACACGGCCCAATGCTCACCCGTGTGTTCCATAAACCGCAGATGCAGCCCGGCGTGGAGTGCCCGGAGCCGCTTCACCACATGGGTGGGCGGCTCGGGCTGGCCGGTGCTATTCAGTAGCACCGCCATGTCTTACTCCTCGACGTACAGCTCGACCACGCACACAACGTCGTCCGGCTGGACCGACACCGCGCCCACGGTCACAATCTCAAACTCCAGCGTATCGCCCGGGTTGAGCGTCCGCTGCGCATCCGTCAGCGTCGTCGTCAACGCCAGCGCCAGCGCCTCACGGTCGGTCTTGTCGTTGATATCCAAGTCGTCGGTGAGGGTCACGGCCGCGTTCGCCGTGCTGTCATACTTGATAAGCCGCGCCACACAGGAGGTCGCCGCCGTCGGGTACGTCCCCGCCGACACCGTTGCCCGGTTGATGTAGCACTTCGCCGGATGCGCCCCGATGGTATGCGTCTGCGTACCCGCCGCAAGCGTCCCGGTGTTGATGCGACCGCTCGTAAGCGGCACGGGGAAGACCCCCAGCCGGCCCGGCTTCGGCGCAAAGATGTTATAGGCCATGTGTTATCCTCGGGTTGGGGTGAGGGCCGAAGCCCCCACCCCGTCCCCGTGAAGGTTAGACGTGCGTGTAGCGAGCGGTGTCGGTGTACCCCGTGATGCTGCCGTGCGCGTTACGCGCAAGGCAAGCGAGGTTCCCGTACCAGCCGTAGGTCGTCTCGAAGGCGTCACGCCCCGAGAGCCAACGCCACGGGCCAGCGCCCTCGAACTCGACGAAGCCCCAATCCTTCGCATCCACCCACGACAGCGAGGGGATGTGGAGGAGGTAGACCGTGCCGGCCGGGACGTAGTAGTCCGTGACCATCGGGATGCCGCACACCTCAATGGCCTTGTAGCCGCCCTTGATGGTGGTGCTGAACTCACCCGCCGTGAACCGACGCTGCCCGACCATCGACTCCATAAACTTCTTGGCGAGGCCCGGAGTCGTGATAAGCAGGAAGTCCTTCGGACGCACCATCGCGTCCTTGCCGCTGCGGCCGGCAATCTTCTGAATCAAGTCCCAAATGTCCGACTCAGTGGGCGCGTTCACATCCGGGGTGTCCGTGCCCGCGACCATGCGGGTGGCATCCCAGATGCTGTAGGTGGCCGCGTCGATGTTGTGCAGCGACGTGTACGCATTGCCACGGTTGGTGATGTTGATAAGGCCGTTCATCGCGCCGTTGAACGAGGTGTCAGAGGCGGTCGCCTTGACAATCTTGTCCGTGGACGCCATGCCCGTGATAGCCGTGCCGAGCGTCAGCGTGGCGTTGTCGCCGCTGTTGCTGATGGCCGTGATGGCCGAGCGCCCGAGGACCGCGTTGCCGCTGCTCGTATCAAGGACGGCGATGTAGTCGCCGACCGAGAGGAGGAGCGACCCCTGCCCAGCGCCAGAGACGCCGTAGGGGGACGAGACGATGATGCTCGTGGTGGACGAGACGGTGCCGATAAGGGCCACCACGCCGTCCGCCTTGTTGTGAAGCGCCTGCTGCATGAGCAGGGTGGAAGCGTCCTTAATCTCCTCCATCGTCTTCTTGGCGATGGTGGTAAAGGCGGCATCCTTGGACTGCGTACCAACGAACGCAAGGCCATCAATCTGACGGGTCGTGTACGCACGAACCACGCCAACGTTGGCCTGCACTTCCGTGGCGGTCGTGTCAGGCGGGAAATAGCCAGACGACGAGAACGTCGCGCCAGCCGGGCGGCCAGTCACGACATCAAAGAACACATTGTTACCACCCCAGCGCATGTTGCGGGGGCCACCAGCGCGACCCTTCTCAAGCTGCGCAAGGAGCGGGGTGACGAGGTTCTGGACCTTCTCGCGGAACTGGCTGTAGACGTTCTTCAACAGGCCAGTAAGTTCCGCATCGGTAATAACCGTAGGAGCGGGCATCTGAGTGTAAAGCTAGAGGTTAACGAAGTGACGCCATGACTTCCGACATCGCGGAGTCAAGGGCGTCGTCAATGGTTGCGGCTTTCGCCGACTTGGATTTGGCAGGGGTACTGCTCACTGGACGACCCACGGGCTTGGTGACCTGCCCCACCGCCCGCTTTGCCTTCTGCGCCGAAACCTGTGCCTTAGCTAACTCCTGCTGCAGCGCCGCCTGTTGCGCGGGGGCGGTAGCTTTTGCAGTGTAGCGGGCCTGTTGATTCTGCGCCCAGAACGCAAGGTCTTCCACGATGTACTGCCGAACCGCATCATACTGTGACGCCGGGATATAGGTGGCCCCGTTCGGAGCCTGCTCGACGTGCAGTTGCATGGCGTAGGCCATGCGAGCGGCCAAATCCTCTCCCGAAACGGCCGGGAAGGTTTGGGCGATGAGGTCGATGGCTGGCATCACCTCTCGCTCGTAGAACGCTGCGCCCTGCTGCACGATGGGCTGCATGTACGCCTCAAGGCGAACCTGCTCGGCCATCTGCTCAGCGCGCTCAGCCCGGCGTTCCGGGGTATTTTCCGTGTCGTACGCATCGCGCACGGCAAGGAAAAACTCTTCGTCACGCAGCATGCGCTCCAACTGCTGTTCACGCTCCGTGACAACGGCTTCCAGTTCTTCAAGGCGGGATTCCGCCTGCTTGTAGTGCTGCTCTCGCGCCTCGTTATACACGCCAAACTGCGCGAGCTTCACCACTTGGTCGAGACGGTCCTGCCGCATCTTGCCGTTCGCCTTGTACTCAACGACAAGCGCGGGGATTTCCACCTCGCCCTCGGCGTCTCGCAGTACGAACTCCGTGGCCAACTGGTCTTCGACCACCGGCACGGCCACATATCCCTCTGGGAGAGCCGGAGTATCGGTCGCCTCTTCAGCAACCTCTTCCGGTGTCTCAGGGGTGGCATCGGCTGGGGTGTCCTGCGGTACTGCGTCCTGCAGCTCAGCGGCATCCTGCGGTTCCGCAACTTCCTCGACAGCCGGCATCGAGGCTTCCACGGCATCCGTGAGGGCTTGCTGAATGTCCATCGGATACTCCTTACGATTGGCGAGACAGGATGTCGGCCTGCTGCGCGGCAACTTCCGCTTCTGGTGCGCCACCAGCTTGCGACTGCATCATCGGGGCGACACCAATCGGCGGGTTGCCAGCAGCAAGTGGCATTTGTCCCGGCGGGAGAGAAGGCACACTAGCGGCGCTAGGGCCAGCCGGGGGGCTGCCCGCCTGCGGCGGTGCGCCACCCCCCTGCTTCTGCGTGGCCTGATTGGCCAAGGCGGTCCACCGCTCCTGCGCGGTAGCAATAATCTGCGGGTCCAAGTCGTCCTGTAGCAAAATCTCGCGCTCCAGTACGTCTTGGTGAATCGATTCGTTATCCTGCCAACGCACCTCAGGCACCGGCAGCTGATTGCGAATCGCATCTGCGACGCGCTTAGCTCGTGCCTCTTGGTCCTCGTCTGGCGTGGTAATGTCCTTTGCCACGGCAAACATCTGCCGGCGACGATACTCCTTCTGGTCAATCACGCCCGTCTGGAGCCAGTTGTCAAGCAGGTAAAGACGGAACGCCATCGGCATCGGCATCAGCGTAGACGGCTCAACCCGAACATCAGACTGCCCATCAAAGTCCGTCGTGCTAATCGCCCGAGCAAGGTCGGGTCGACCCTTGCCAATCGCGCCAAGCGACCGAGGCACATCGTATCCCCACGCCATCGCGGCCATGCAGACCTTGCACCAGTCGGTATACGCCTGCGCCAGCGCCTGCACGGCGGGGCTGAACACCCGCTCCAGCTGCTCACGGCTGGCGATGATAGCGCGGCCCGACTCACCGGTCGCCTGCCCACGGCTCACCGCGTTCCAGCCCGACGCATCCTCGAAGGCGGTCTTCTCAAGCGACAACGCTTCCTTAACGTCACTGCCAATCGAAAAACCTTGCACCGGCTGAATCGAATCGCTCATCGGCCCTGCGCCTCGAATCTCAATCATCGAGGTGACACCGCCCATAAACGTTTCGGTGGCGATGGAGTTGGGGCGCGTCAGGAACCGACCACCAGCGTTTACACGGATGTTCTCAATCCACTTGGAAATCAGCGCATTGACCCGCATCTGGTGGTCAATCCACTGCTCCATCACCGGACGCGGATAGTACGACGGGTCGCTCGACCCATCACGAATCGCCACCACGGGAATGGTGTTCCAGAGGAGCGGTGACGGGCCAAACACCACCTTATCGCCCACGACAATCAGGTGCAGGCCTTCGGGGAGCGCGTCAGGATGCGGAGCGACGTAGACCGTAAACCGCTCGGTCACGTCCTCGTCTCGCAGTCGCTGGCCCTCGCCAATGGTCGTCTGCGTCAGCACCCATGCGCCGATGCCCTCCGACCCGCTGTAGGTCGGCTGGTTGCCGGTTGTCATCGTGGTGTCTGCGGCATCCAGCCCGGTCACGCCGTAGCGGAACGCTGCTTCAGCCCGACTAATCACTTCGCGAACTACCACCCAATGCGGAGCCTGCGTGGCTGTCGCGTTCGGGGACACTCGAACCTGCTCAACGCGAAGCGTCTGACAGCCGATGTCGCCCAGCGGCTTCTTCTCGCCGGGCTTTGACCCGAGCCGCTCGTCCCACGGACCACGGTCAGAGTCCCAATACATGTGCCAGAAACTGACGCCATCCGTCTGCGCCCAGAACGCCGCCTCACGCGACATGCGCTGCATGTGCAGCTGGTCGTGTTGATACTCCAACGCCAGCTGCTGTGCCTGTGCCTTGCGGCGGTCGTCTGGGTCTTGCGTCATCGGCGTCACGGAAAAACCGGGGCGCTGGTCTACTAGAATCTGCAAGCGCTGGTCGAGCGCCTTATCAATCATATTGTACACCAGTCGCGCCGCATCACGCGGACGGGCCGGCTCCCGCCACGGCCCAAGGCCGTTCGCAGAAATCCACTGCTGCCCCGCTCGAAACAGCCGGTTGCGCTCGACCAGATGCAAGTGCATCTGTACCGCCTCGCGCCGAGACTCCCACAGTCCTCGCGTCCACGACGCCCACGCCTGCATATCCTCGGACGTCGCCTTGTCCGCGCCGGGAAAGTCCGCCCCATACAATGCCCGCTGGAGCGCGGAGAAGTCTTCCTCCGGCGTCTGGCCCGTTTCCTCTGGGGGGTTCGGTTCGACCTGCGCATTTGGCGCGGCCGGGTCATTGCTGAACCCCTCCATCGCCCGGGTCAGGGCGTCGTCCATCAGCGCGTCAGTGTAGGGAATGGTCATGGCTTAGTCGATGCGGCCAACGCCGACAGCGGCGCGAACCTTGTTCCAGTCCTTCAGCTCTTCGTACCGCTCGCGGATTGCCCGCATCACTTCTTCCTGCGCCCACGATTCGCGCTCCTGCATTGCCACCGCCACGAGGTCATCGGGCACATCGACCGACACGGCCACGGGCACATCCGCTGGCACTGGCGGCACGAACCGCTCCACCAGCTTGCTCAGCCGATGGATGGCGTACACAACCACGCCGGCCCAGAGCAGATGCGCCAGCATCACTCGTAAGTCGTAAAGCCGCGCAGCACCACGGTCGAACGGGTCGTGCCGCCGACCGCTGGGCAGATAATCTCCGCCGCCTCGTTGATGCCGCACCGCACAGGGCTGCCAAAGTTGACGACAACCGGCGCGAACGCCGACGACGGCAGCTCAACGCGCTCAATCGTGGTCGCTCCCGACGTAATCGTCACGCTCACCGGCGCACCGGGCGACGCGCTGCACGACACGCTGTAGCCGGTGATGAAGTGCCGCTGGTTGGCCGCGCCCGCCTTGGTTGCCGTCGCCGCCGCGTTGGTGTTCTGCGTGGCCACTTCGGCCCACTGCGTAATGAATCGTCCTGAAGAGTCTGCCATGGTTACCCCTAATCCGTTTGGTTGCGCCGAAGCCGTGTCAGTATCGCGTCATCTCCACCGGGACTCGGTGGAATATAGGTGGTGCCCACGGCCCCGGCACCGGTCAACGTTCCTACGACCGCCTGCAATGTTCGTAGCGAAGTGGTGATTACGCCAGCGACAGTCAGCGTTCCTGCCAGCGCAACGAACGATTTCATCACCATCGAGGTCAACACCCCGCTCGCCGTCAACGTCCCAGCCACTGCCAGCGGCGTCAGCACCTGCGTCGTCAGTGCGCCAGCCATCGTCAGGGTGCCATCCACCGCTTGCGGGGTGGGCGGCGTTCCCTGCGACTGCAGCAGGAGCAGGAGTGACATTACGGCCGCGTCCACCAGACGCGGAACTGATGCGTCCCGTCGCCATCGACCCGCACACTCAGCTCGTTCAGCGGCTCGCGCCGCTCCGACATCGCTACGTCGGCGTCCGCCTGTGTCTCATACGCGCCGAGGCAAATCTCTGTCATCCCTTATACCCGTTAGTGCCGATGATTTCGTACGCCGGCACATCCAGTATGTCGGATGTCCGAAAGTCTTCCGTAAACGTGATGTAGCTGTCTCCGCTGCCACCAGCCGCCGGCCCGTCGTGGTAGGTGTTGAACGTCCCCACGGCCATCGTGCCCACGTTAATCACGGATAACATCACCTTAATGCGGTCGCCGGCCGCAAACGTTGTGGAGGTTGGCGTTCGGGTGCCGTTTCGGGCCGACTCCGTTGTGCCGGCCTCCGCACCAATCACGGCACGGGCCGATACCGTAGAAAGCACTACACCAACCCCACTGGTGCGCTCAATCACTAGCGCAATGCCGGCATTTACCGTGTTGGCTGACTCGCGGCATCGCACGTTAAGCGTGATTGTGCCGCTAATCGTCACGGCCTCAACCAGCGGTTCCGTGAACCACGTTAACGCCGTTCCGCTACCCGCCGTCGGGGTAATGGTGATGTTGGTACCGCCGGCAATCGTGTTCGTTGTTGTCGTTACCGCCAATCCGCCACGGCGCTGCAGAAGCGCACTCTGTCCAGCCGCGCCCAACGTCGAGGCTAAGTTACGAAAATACAGCGTGGTGGCCACTAGATTTCGTATCCCATCACGGTGACCGTGACGCTCTGCGCGTTGGTCGTCGTGAGTCGCAGCACATAGTCCACGGTGCCACGCAGCGGAAACGGGAACGTCGCGTACACGCCCGGCTTGTTCGTGTTGCTTGGCGCAAACTCCCCATCGAACACGGCGAAGTCTGTGCCTCGCGTATAGGTCGTGTCAGCGGTCGCGCCAAACCAGACGATGCACGTTCCCGCTGTCGTGCCATAGCTCTGAATCTGCAGGCCCGTCACGCACACCGACCGATTCGACCCCGGCGTCCACAGCGCCACGCCCGTCTGCGCCGAGGTGAACTGCGCGGTGTCTGAGATGGTCGTGTGGCCACGCACTCTGTCCCAGCTTGTGCCGTTGAACGAATAGCTACGTCCCTGCACATGCAACGTGTTGACCGCGTTGGACTCCGCGTCCGTGCCGGTCGTGTCCACGCTGACGGCGTTCGTGCCCTCGCCAATCGTGACCACGCCACTCACCCGCGTCACATCAACATCCAAGCCGTTTGAGGCGTCGCCGCCCAGCTCGACCACCGTCTTGCTGCCTTCCGCACCAGTGACCAGCACCGGACGCATCAGCTGCACCAGCGACACGTCGCCCGAGTACGTCACCTCGTCGCTTGAGACGAGCGCCCCACTGCCCGGCGTGTAGCCAATATTGTCAGCCATTACGTCCCCGTGCTGACGGTCAGCGTGTAGGTGAACTCAATCTGCGAGCCGTTGACCACGCTAATCCCAGAGAACACCGAGCGGTCCAGCAGAACGCCACCGGTGGCCAGCGAGAAGATGCCGTGTTCCGTGATGGTCTGCGTGGTCGTGTAGGTGATGGTCGCCACCGTCTTGTACTGGACGCTAGTGCCCTCGGACTGCACCCCCGCCACCCGCGCCGGACCCGCCGGCGACTGCAGCGCGGTATCGCCAGCCGACTCCGCGTTCGTCCCGGTGCCGGAATCGTGGTAGTTCATCGCCTCTAGCTCGACCAGATTCTGGAACGCATCGACAATGAAGCCTGCGCCGACGGTCGTGATAACGCGCCGCGAGGCCACGCCGAGGTCCACCCACTGGCCATCCGGGTGCCGGACGCGGGCCGACAGCTCGGCGTTCAGGCCAATCTTGGCCAGCCGCTTGGCCTCCTCACGCCAGCCCCGGAGGCGGTGTGGGAGGTTCTTGAGCTTCCACCAGCGGGCCATCATACGAGGCTGCCCCAGCAGGCATCGACCTTGACCGCCATCCGCTCGACGGCATCGGCCGTGGTCGGCCCCACCACACTCAGGGTGGCGTCAGCGCGGCGCAGCATAATCTGCACCTCGCCCGTCGGGAACACCGACCGCTCATACTGGCACTCGTACTTAGCACAGATGGCGTCGAGGGCATGCGGCTCGGGCGCGGCCCGGCCGGGGACTTCCTTCGGCCCGAAGAAAAAGTGGAGTACGCGGTCAACCAGCGTCATCAGCAGTCCCACGCCCGAAGGCTTTTGTTGATGCGCGAGTCCGGGTCGTTGGCCGTCTTCGCGCTGGTGAGTTTCCGTTTCATGCCCTGCATGCGGCGGCAGAACGCGATGCGTCGCTTCGCAGATTTCGGCGACCGAGCCGCTTCCGCCCGCTTGACGGGCGGCTTGATGTCCTTTCCCTGTGCGCGCAATGAGGCGCGGCCCTTTTCGTTCAGGCCACCCTCAGGGTCTTGCCCTTCCGCTCGCTGCCACGCCGGGGACTTCGCCATCAGTCCTCGTCCTCGGCCTCTTCCTCGTCCTTTTCGGCGTCTTCCTCGTACGCCTCCTCCTCGACCTCCTCCATCTCGTCCTCATCTTCGAGCAGGGCGAGTTCGGCCTTGAGGAAGGCGATTTTCTGCTGGAGCTTAGCGATGCGGTCGGCCTTGGAGGTCGTCATCTCTGGCGCATCCTCCTCCTCCTGCTCCGGCTTGACCGGTTTGCGCTCCATCGGCGGCCCCTTCGGCCCGCCAATCGCAATCATGACGGCCATGCCGGGCTTCCGCTTCAGCATCGGCTTGCGCATTTCGCTTTTGCGCGCCACCGCCTCCATCCCTCGCAGTCGTTCCGGCATTACCAACCCCCCGTCGGCAGCTGTTTCACAAAGTTTCCTGTCAAAACCCCGTTGGACGCCGCCTCTTCTAGCGGCAAGACCGCACCGGGGTCATCTCCGGTCACTGGAGGCAAGGCCGGACCTTCCGGCACCACCCCTTGCACCCTGTCCCACCCGTATAACGCCAGCCCAAGCGCCATTACGCCGTCGTCATGCAGCCCCTTCGGGGCTTCATAGCGTACTCCGGTCGCTGTGTAAGTGAACTCGAACGCTTCTAGCTCAGATACCAGCCATCCGTCTGGCACAACCAGTTCTTTGGCCTGAAAACTTGCAATCAGGCGCTGCATCAGACGCAGTTTGCTCGGTCGGGTAAACACATGCGGGGTGACTAGCACCCCCATGCCCTGCAAATCGGCGACAATCGCATCGCCAACTCCAGTGGCGTCAGCCACGACCGGCACCTGTCCGACCAACTCAACGATTTTGGCTTTGGTTGCTGCCCATGGCAGCTGCCACCGCTCCAGTACCGCTGTTTTGCGCCACGCATCCAGTCCAATCACGACCGTGTAGTCCACGGAGCGGGCCAAATCGACCCCATACACCACAGGCGGTTGGTCCGACATCGACCCTACCGCACTGCGAATGGCTTGCAACCCGAACGGGTTTGCGCCATCGTCGGTTGGGATACCCTCAAACTCCTGCTGGAACACCTCGGGCGGCAGTTCCTTGCGCGCCGACTCTACTTCCGCTGCCGGGATGTACGGATTGTCCAGTGTGCTGGCTCGAAAGCTCGCCCAATCTGGGTCTTCTCCGCGCTCCCCGCGTGTAAACAGCACGACAAACCCGTGCCGTCGTCCCTTCGGTGTCCCCAAAATCAACGCCCGACCTGACAAGTCTACCAGTGTCGGGCGAATCGCCGCCTGAAAAATCTCTAGCAGGTCGCGCACGATACCCGCTTCGTCAATCACCGCTCGGGCGTACTTACGACCACGAGCCGGGTCAGGGCTGTCTAGTGTCCAGACCTCAATCACACCGCCAGTGACCAACTCCAAGCGCTTGTCCTGCTCGCTGACTCGTGCCGTTATCGGCTGCAGTCGCTCCAGTAGTTCCCGCCACGCCTCCAGCGCCAACTTGTAGCTCGGGGCAAACCACGCCACCGGTTCTCCGGCAATCGCCCCGTCGCACAACCAGCGAATCCCCA